ATAAAGGAGATGGTACTGGTGAGTTTGAAGTAATTGCTGATTCTTTAGATAGACCACAATTACTCCATTCTTATAAAGATTATTTAGAAGATCAATTAGCATATGTAGAAGATATAATAAGTGGAGTTATGTAAATGAAAAGATATAATCATGATGGCGTTCCTATGCCAATGGTAGAGGACAAAGATGGATACTGGGTTACATATGAAGACTATAACCGAAGTATGCTTGATAACAATAAATTGGTAGAAAAATCTTGGAGAGCAAGAGATACTCAATCTTTGATCAATGATGAAAAGGTAGAGAAACTGCAAGACATTATTGTAGGTTTATCTATCGCTTTATTTGCTGCAGTTGTTACATTATTGTTTATTTGGATGAGGAATTAATATGACTTCGCCAGATAACTGGGGTGATTTATTACATCCTATTTTAGCTACTACAGTTGCATCAAATATAAGTGGATCAACTATAGGTGTTAATGCTATAGGCAACGCTACTGGACCTCTGCCTCCAGCAAATGGTTCAAGTTATACCGAAGCAAAACCATTCACTGTTGCGCAAATTAAAGGTGAGATGGTTACTGTAGAGTTAAATGGTAGTAAGTTATGGCATAATGGTGTTACTGATGATGGTATCAAAATACAATTAATGCAAGACCTATTAGAGAAACTGATGAAAAGTAATTGTATTGAGTTTACTAAACAAACTGATCCTAATACTATGGATTATATATACAGAGCAAGAATCTTTGCAGTACCTAATACTGATGTTCAAATAATAAGAACGGTGATAAAATGAGAAGATACAATCAAAAATATATTGGAATTGGACCAATGGTAGAATCTTTATATGGTCAATGGGTTAATCACGATGAGTATGAGAGTATTTTAGAAACAAGAGAAAATAAGAATTTAATTGTCATTAAAGACCTTAATGTAGAAATTAAGGATTTACAATCTGAATTACAGCATACTAGTGATGATTTAGAAGACTCAAAACGTAGGGGTTTTAAACTCTTCACATTATTGGTTATATCAACTGCCTTAAATTTAATCACTGTAGCAGTGGTTACTTTAACTATGATGGGGAAAATATGAAAAGATATTTTAGTAGTTTTATGGGAATGAAAGAATCCGAAAACGGTGAATGGGTTGAGTATCCTATATTCAAATTATTACAAGAAAAGTGTTTAGCCAATGACGATCTTGCTAAATCTAGGCTTGAAACGATTCACGAGCGTAATCAAGAAATAATTACATTAAAGCAAGAATTGGATACCTTAGAACAAGGTTATGTAGGTTCACGAGATGAAATTAATAGAATGGAGGGTCGTATTTATTCATTAGAAGAAATACTGGAAAAGAAAGAAGAACATATTGATTTGTTGAGCAATACCAATGAGAAATTAACTGGAGTTTCTAAACTCAGCGACGTAAAAACGGATCTATTTATATTCTCAATCTCATTAAATGTATTACTTTTATTATCTAGTATAGTATATTTTATAAAATAAACCTTTACTTTTTAAATTAGATGCTTTATAATAACTTATAATTTGAAATTGAGAGAATATATTATGAAACAAACAATTGAAATGATAGCGATGGCAATTACAACTGGCATATTATATATGGCTGCTAGTCTTGTTTTTAACATTTGAGGATATGAAAATGAAAGGTTCTATTAGAATGATTTTTGGTGCAATTATGTTATTTGGTTCTGTTGGTGCTATTGAGTCTGATCCAAATATTAATATGGTTATCCCTTTAGTATGGATTGTTGTTGGTATAATGTTATTAGTTTTTGGAACTAAATCAATGTTGGAGAATAATTAATGTTCTTCTTATTAATCATATTGTATACTGGTCAAGTACATGTATATGAATATCCTAATGCTGTAGACTGTGAATCAGCATTAATCCAAAAAACAGATGTGGGCAATTATAAACATATTAAAACTGCTGTCTGTATTAACTCAGAGGAGACTAGACAATGAAGACCTTTATGGTGTATACCACCGATTTTATATTAGCTTTTTTAACGGTTAGTTTTTTGTTTTTATCAATTGGGTCGGGTGAATTTGTTATTTCATTCATAATGTTTTTTGTATTCATTGTAGTTTTTAATAACTATATTTTTTACAGAAGAGTGTATTTAGGTAAATGTTAGGAGATATAATGCAAGATAAAGTAGAGTTTGTAAAGTGGTTGGTTAAGAATATTAATTATTGGTATGTAGCATTGTTTTTCCATTTAGTTATTTGTTTTTCTTTTGCATTTGTTCCTAATCCATATGATAAAGTAATTGGAATTTATATTTTAATGTCTATTACAATATCTATGCTTTATATGTGTATATTATTACCTTTGAAAACCGCATATGAAAAGTTTACACGCGAAAAAAAGAAAGAATCTGAGTTAATAGATGTTCCATTGACTTATGCAATGAAAGATAGATATAAACTATGATATTTGTTATTTAGGTAACATACCTCTAACCCAACCATCTGGTTTGGTTTTAGAACATATTTGTTGGGTTCCATTATTATACCATTTATTGCCTAGTGTAGATGGTTTTTGGTTTAATCTGCCCAAAATCCAACCTTCGCCAGGATGTTCTTTTTGGAATTTATTTATTACAGAATTATTGAACCATTTACTACCTGTATTACTTTCTGTTATATACTTAGAATGTTTTTCTTTTTGTTCATTAGTCATAATTCTACCAAACGTTCCCTCGCCTCCAATGGTAGAATTATAACCACATTTAAATGAATTATTTTCTTTAATAAAATATGGTTCCATGATTTTTAATGTATAGTCTCTTTCTAATGATTGGAATATTATTTCCCATTTGAAATTAACAAATCCGTGTTTTCTTATTGCCCTATAGAATTTATGGTCTGAAGTTTTTGAATAACATTTATGAGAATAAACTCTACTTGGAAATTTTGAATCAAATCCTATATAAACTTTATTATTAATTAGATTTGTTGCTTTATAAATTGTATATATATTCATGCTGATACTCCGTAAAAGTGTTAGAATAGATGGGAATTGGTAGTTCCGCGATCTATTACTATTTATATAAATTAAAACTTTACTTTTTAAGACATCTGTATTATAATAACTCGTACTTAACAAAAAGAGAGAACTAATGATTAAAATAGTTTTTATTGACATGGATGGCGTATTAGCAGATTTTAAAAAGAGATTTATAGAAAGGTTCAAGGAAGAACCTGAAATAGATTATCCATCTAAAAACAAAGAAAAAGATGCCTATAAAGGTAGATTTGCAACTATGGTAGAAGAAAGGCAATTTGCTACACTTGATCCTATGCCAGATTTAGATGAAGGTCTTCGGTTTTTAGATATCCTTGCTTTTAAAAGTTATGATCTTAGCATAAAGATATTATCATCAACTGCTAGAATTGAACTAAAACATACCATATCTGAACAAAAAGATAAATGGTTGGCAGATTATGATATTACATATCCTGCTATATACGTTCCTGGCAAGATATTAAAACGATATTATGCTAGACCTGATAGGTTACTAATTGACGATACAAGCGCAAACGTAGATGATTGGCGTGCATTAGGTGGTAAAGCAATATTGCATACATCTTGGAAAGAAACAATTGAGGAGTTTTACTATTATGATTATTAAGTTTTTCCTAGAAAGAATCTTTATTGTAGTATTTGGATTGGTAATTATTGTTGTTGGTATTATTAGTCCAAGATATGCTTTATTAAACCTATTGACAGTATTTCAACGAGTTCAATTTGATAATAAGATTAAAAAATGACTAAAGAAGAAATTAGAAAACAAATGCGTACTAATATAAGCCACATAGGTAATCTAACCATCGAAAATGCTGAGTTGGCGAGAAAACTAGAACGACTTGAATTAGAAGAATGGCAACCAGATGCAGGCGATTTTGTGATTGAAACCACAGGTAATATTTTTGTTAAGTATTCATGGCCAACCTATACTACAGAAGCAGTTAATTCTGAAATTGATTTTGGTTCAGTGAGAACTACTCAAAAACGTGCCGAAATGGCATCTAAAAATATGAGAATGTTTAATAGATTATCTTGTTATATGGGAGACTTAAATCCTGTTATAGAGTTTTCGGATATGTGTGTTAAGTTATCATTTTACGATTATGATTCCGATAAAGTAAAAAAACTTAAAAAAATACTTGAAGTGAAAGGCGAATTGTAGTATAATGGTTAAAACTTGCTTAGATTGTAAGTGTCAGTTTACTACAAACGAAGCATGGAAAACGATATGTCTTACTTGTTATAAGAAGTCTAAAGGATATATCAAACCAGTAAACACTATTGATACTGAAATGTTAAAGAGGATTATATACCTTTGTCATCCAGATAAACATGATCAAAGCGAAGTTTCAATAGTTGTAACAAAATACCTACTAACATTAAAATGAGATTATATTATGATATATGCCAATGTACCCAGAAGCAAACCTAAAAGAAAACCAGGATGGCAAGCTGAAGAACTAAAGTACCAAGAACATCTTAAGAAACTTGGCATCAACCCACGCCTAAAATCGACCAAAAAGAAGTTCAA